ACTTCTAATAAAGACTACTTTGAAAAAGGATACAAGTATAGAATTAAAATTTCTAAAGATATAGGAATTTAATTATGGCAAATTTTGTTTATGGAAAAGCAAAACAAGCAATACTAAATGGAAATGTAAATTTTAGTAGTAATAATTTTAAACTTCTATTTGTAGATACAAGTGTTTATACCGCAAATCAAAATTCTGATGAATTTGTTTCAAATATATCTAATTCAGCAATAAAGGCAAGAAGTGCAAATCTATCTTCTGTAACCAATACGCTTGGAACTGTGGACGCAGATAACGTATTATTGCAAGATTATAGTGGAGCATCTTTTCAGGCAATAGTCATGTACCAGGTTGGAACTAGTGATTCAAATTCAAGATTGATATCTTACATAGATACTTCAGATGGATTACCATTTAATGGCACTAATTCTTTAATTCCAGTTACTATAGTCTGGAGTGACTTAAGTACAAAAATTCTTTCATTATAGGTAAAAATATGGCAATAAATTATCCAGCATCTTTAGATACTTTCCAGAATCCATCAGCAACCGATATGTTGAATTCTGTATCAGTTCCTCACCATCAACAGCACGCAGATTTAAACGACGCTGTTGAAGCAATACAAACCGTGATTGGATTAAATCCTGCTGGATCACATTTAACAGTTAAAGATAGAATTACTGCAATAGAGTCGAATGTTTCTACTCAATCAGTATTAAATGGATTAACAGACGTTACTATTAATTCAGCAACCACAGGCCAAGTACTTCGTTACAATGGTTCTCAATGGGTAAATTATAACGAACAAAGTTTAGTAGACGGAGGAAATTTCTAAAATGGCTAATATTTTAAGAATTAAAAGAAGAGCTTCTGGCGGTTCAGCAGGTGCACCAAGTACACTTGAAAACGCAGAATTAGCTTTTAACGAAGCCGATGACACCCTCTACTATGGTAAAGGCACTGGTGGAGTTGGCGGAAGTGCAACAAGTATTGAAGCTATTGCAGGCTCGGGCGCCTATGTGACAAAAGGTACCGAACAAACAATTACAGGAAATAAAACATTTAATGGAGTAACGATTGTTGCAACTCCAACAGCAAACACACATGCAGCTACAAAGCTATATGTGGATCAAGCAATATCAGGGGTAAGTGGTTCTATCACAGTCGCTGGCGATAGCGGTTCAAGTCAAACAGTTAGCTTAAATGATACACTTACAATATCAGGTGGAACAGGTCTTTCATCTGTAGCTAGTGCAACAGATACAATAACAATTAATCTTGATAGTACTGCAGTAACAGCTGGATCCTATGGCAATGCAAGCACAGTTGCTACGTTCACCGTAGATGCACAGGGTCGTTTAACTGCAGCTGGAAATACAACAATCAATATAAACGCTGGACAGATTACAGGGTTTACAGAAGATGCACAAGATGCAGCAGCAGCTTTGTTAACAAATGGTACTCACAGTGGTATTAGTGCATCATATGACGATGCTAACTCTAAAGTAAATCTTACAGTTACAGCTCAATCGTTTACAGCTGCAGCAGATTCTGGATCAAGTCAAACAATAACATCAGGCGATACATTTACAATTGCTGGTGGAACAGGTCTGACATCCGTAGCAAGCGCAACAGATACTATTACATTAAATCTTGATAGCACAGCTGTAACAGCTGGATCATATGGAAATGGCAGCACAGTTGCTACTTTTACTGTAGATGCCCAAGGTCGTTTAACAGCTGCTGGAAACTCGTCAATTTCAATTGCATCAGGTGCAGTTAGTGACTTTAACGAAGCATCGCAGCAGCAGATAGTGGTTCTAATTTAACAATCACATCTGGTGATACGTTCACAATTACTGGTGGGACAGGACTTACATCAGTTGCAAGCGCAACAGACACATTAACTTTGAATCTTGATAGTACAGCAGTGACTGCTGGATCGTATGGAAACGCAAGTACTGTTGGAACATTTACAGTAGATGCGCAAGGTAGATTAACAGCAGCTGGTAATTCATCAATTTCAATTGCCTCCTCACAAATCAATGATAAGTCAACAACTCTTGTAACATCAATTACTGGAACAACAAATGAAATTACTGTTTCAGGTACTGGCTCTGGTCCTTACACTGGAGCTATTACAATTGGTCTTCCAGATGATGTAACAATTGGAAATACTTTGACTGTTACTGGAGATTTGGTTGTCAATGGCAATACAACGACTCTTAATACTGCAACTCTTGTTGTTGAAGATAAGAATATTGTCCTCGCCAATGTTTCATCGCCAACAGATATAACAGCAGATGGTGCTGGTATTACAGTTCTTGGCTCAACAAATAAGACACTTAACTGGGTTGATGCAACAGATTCGTGGACATCTTCTGAGCATTTATATCTTGCCGCAGGTAAAACATTAATTATTAACGGTACAACTGTATTGTCAAATACAAATCTTCAAAACGTTACAATTGATGGTGGAACTTTCTAAATTAATTTAAGAAAGGTTTTTTTGTGACTACACCAAATATTAACGCTAATCAAATAGCGATAAATCCTGCTACTGGTTCTTTATATTATGTAGATGAAAATAGTAATATAGTAGAAACTTCTTTAGATTGGATAAAAGAAACTACTCAAATAACAACTAGTGAAGACGTATTACTTTCTAATGATTTAACTATTAGTGGAAACTTAACTGTTAATGGTAATACCGTTGTAGTCAATACAGAAACAATAACTGTTGAAGATAATATTATTATTCTTAATACAGGCATTGCTAGCAACGTCGCCAATACTTTAAATGCAGGTATTGAAGTAGAACGTGGATCTTTAACTAACGTTCAAATTCGTTGGAATGAATCTAGTGATAGATGGGAGTTCACAAACGATGGAACAACATTTAATCCAATTGGCGCAGCCAATGCAAATACAACAGGAACATCTGCTGGTTGGACAACAGCTAGAACTATAACATTAGCTGGAGATTTAGATGGTAGTGTTTCAATTGATGGAACATCTAACGTAACCTTAACAGCAAACGTTATTGCCAATGCAGTTACTCTTGGTACAGATACAACTGGTAGTTATGTGGAAACTATTAGCGTTGGAACAGGATTGTCTAGAACTGGATCAACTGGCGAGGCAGCTAATCCAACCATAGCACTGAATGCATCAATTAATGATTTAAATGACGTAACCATAGGTTCGGCAGCAAATGGAGATTTTTTGCGTTGGACAGGAACAGAATGGATTAACGATGCCGTAAATCTAAGTTCAGATACTGTTGGTAGCTATGTTCAATCAATAGCAGCAGGCACTGGTGTAACCGTTAATGTTGGAGAATCAGAAGCTGCTACACCAACTATTTCTATTGGTCAAGATGTTGCAACAAGTGCAAATGTTACTTTTAATACCGTCAATGCAAATATAACAGCAAATACTGCAAATATAGCAACTCTTCATATAAATGGTGTTGAGATAGATCCAACAGGAGCTTTAAATACTCAAGTTTTAAAATATGATTTGGCTAATAATGTTTTTATTCCTGGGGTAGCAAGTACCGTTGCAGCGCTGGATGATTTAACTGATGTAACAATATCTTCAGCAACTTCTGGCCAGGTTCTTAAATATAATGGATCAGCCTGGGTTAATCAACCAGACGCAGAAGCAGCGGGTATTTCTTTCACTCAAACTATAGGAGATGGAAGCAGTACAACTTATACAATTACTCACAATTTAAATACAAGAGATACTGTAGTAGTTTGCAGAAATGTTAATTCTCCATATGAAGTAATAGAAGTTCGTTGGGAAGCTACAACAGTTAATACTACTACCATAGATTTTTCAGGACCGATTGGAGTAGATTCAATCAAGGTAATGATCTTTGCTGCAGTTTCTGGAACAGGGTATACTCCTCCGTCTTCATTAACAAGCATTGATGATATTTTAGATGTCAATGTTGCCACACCAAATTCTGGAGACTTCTTAAAATATAATGGTTCTGCATGGGTAAATGATCCAATTAATTTGGGTACAGATACTGTAGGAAACTATATGTTGGATGTTTCTGCTGGAACAGGCATTACAATTTCTCACACTCAGGCAGAAGGATCAACAGCTACAATAAGTGCTAATACTTCATATTTAGCAACTAAGTCTTATGTTGAAAGTCTTTCTTCTGGAATTAACTGGCACCCTGCAGTAGTTGCCGCTACAACTGGCAACCTTGCTGGAACCTATGATAATGGAACCAATGGAGACGGAGCAACTTTAACTAAAGCAACAAATGGCTCCATAGGAACAATAGATTCACAATCAGTGACTGCTGGAAAAAGAATATTACTTAAGGCACAAACTGACGCTAAAGAAAATGGAATTTATACAATAGTTACAACTGGCAACTCTACTACTCCATGGCAAATAATGAGAGCAGAAGACGCAGATAACTCAAGTATCCCTTCAACCATAGTTCCAGGTGACGCAGTATTTGTAACCGGTGGTTCAACAAATGCTAATCAAGGTTTTATCCAAACAGCATATGGAACTGGAACTAATAGCGCAATAGTCATTGGCACAGATGATATAACATATAGCCAATTTACTGGAACCGCAGCAATTACAGCTGGAAATGGTTTAACTATCACTACAAATACATTAGATGTAGTAACAGCCGATTCAGGAAGAATTGTTGTAAATCCTGACAGTATTGACCTCGCTTCTGGAGTGGTTTCTACTGGAACTTACAAGTCTGTAACAGTAGATACCTATGGTAGAGTTACTGCAGGGACAAATCCAACAACTTTGTCTGGCTATGGAATAACTGATGCAGTTAGCACAACTCTTTCTACAGGGAAGATATTAGTTGGCAATGCAAGTAGCCTGGCAGAGGCAGTAGATGTTACTGGCGATATAACAATTGCAAGTAATGGAAATGTTCAAATATCAGCAAATACAATAGTTAACGCTGATATCAATTCCGCAGCAGCAATAGATTATTCTAAATTAAGTTTAAGTAATACTATTTCCACTTCTGACTTAGCAGCTGGGGCAGCAAGAGCTGGCTTTACCTCAACACTAAACGAAGTTTTAGCAAACTATGCCCTAGTATTAACTGACCTAGCAAAACTAGTTACAATGACTAATTCATCAACCAGCAGTATAACAATACCAGCAAATGCTTCGGTAGCTTTTAATGTTGGAGATAGAATAGATGTTCTTCAAAAGGGTTCTGGATCGCTGCAAATACTTGGTGCCTCAGGAGTTGCAGTTAACTGCACTCCACAAGGAACTGCAAATACAGCGAACTTGCGTACTCAGTGGTCATCTGCTACACTAGTTAAATTAGCTACAGATCAATGGGTAGTTGTAGGCGACTTAAAGGCTTAGTATTATGACAATTCCAGCAGGTAGTTCCGGCGGATCAAGAAAGAATA